GTAGTTGCGGTGGTTGCATCAACAGCTTCATCAGCTACATCATCTACAACCTCATCAACTACTTCGTCTGTCTCTTCTACAATTTCATCAGTAGATTTATTTAAAGTGCTTTCCATCTCATCTGCATGAGTGTTAAAAGCCTTAGTCGCTGCTTCGGGGTCACCTGCAACACGAGCAGGCATAATTGCTTTAAATCCTTTTCCAACTAGCCATAAAGTTGTACCTAAAATTCCACCAAGTCCTGCACCTTCAACAGTGTTTTTCCACTTTCCTTCCCACCACGTATCATTAGGGTCAGCAGCTAAATAGCTAACCCAAGTGTCAGATAATTCAGGAAACTGCTCGATTAAAAAATCAGTAAATCTAGCCTCATGTTCATCAAAGGCAGCAAAATCAACCAAACCACCGACTACAAAACTTCTTGTGAGATTTAGTCCTTTAGAAGCATTGTTTGCCCATCCAAGTGTTTTTAAAGCCTTGGAACCTCCAAGAAAAGAAAATCCAAATTGGGATATTCCACGGGATATTCCTTCAGTTAAAGTATCTGGTTCATCACTTTCAGGAATAGCATCAGCTATATCTTGTAAAATTGTATCTTCACCCGACTGAACTTCATCAGGGTTTTTAGCTGCAATTGCATCGGCAGCACTAAATCCAGTTAAGAAATCAGATAGTGTAAGATTAGGTGCATCTTTAATAAGATTATTAATAGTCTCTAAAGTTTCTCTAAAACCTTCTTTAATACCTATCTTACCCCCTTGAACTACTTCACTCATAAAACCACTATCTTTTTCTGGTTGAGGTTGAGGTTCTTCAACTACTTCTGGCTCAGGGGGTAAGTATTTGATAGAAGCACCTGCTCCATATTTAGCATCAAAAGATGCTGCTAGTTTAGGGTTAGATAATAATCTATCTATATCTTGCTGCTCAGGAACAGCTCCTATTATTTCTTCCATATTTTCCTTTTTATAATGGGTTTCTTATCGCCTCTATATCGCCTTCTAAATCTTCATTTGCGATACCTAAATCATCACGTAAGAACGGTTTTAGTCGCTTAACTTCTGCTTCAATAATTTTGAAAAATTCTTCTTTCTTTTTTCTGTCAGTATTGAATTGTTCATCGGCATTTATTTCTGCAATTGCTTCATAAGCAACTTCATACAATCTAATTTCTGCAGTGTTTAAAAGTTCATTAGCAGTTGAGTCAATGGTGCCTTGTAAAATACCATCAAGGACACTACCTAATGATTCAACATTGAGAGTCCATAAAGCATCATCAAAATACATTTTGGTAGCAGCATCATTAGCTGATTGTAATTGACCATAAAGTTTATCGAAAGTTGCTGTATTTATTTTTTCATCTTTTAATGCATTAGTAAGACGTAAAAATAATGTTTCATCTTCAGGGTTTTGATTAATAGCTAAGATTAAATCTTTATAAACTTGTTTATCTACAACTACGTTCTCAGCATTAAGACTACCTATGTATGACTCTTGTAATGCTCGAATGTCGTTATATGCATCACTATCTATTTCAAGACCTAATTCGTTTTGCTGCTTAATAAAACCATTAATATCAGTGATTTTACTGTTGTCTTCTAAGAACCATTGATAGAAGTTATTATGAATTTTTCTTTTAGTTTCTTTTCTAAATCTATCAACCTGTCCTTGATAATATAAGGTATCGCTTTGTTTATCTCTCTCAATACGAACTAATGCAGAATTTACTTTCTCAAATGCATAATCGGTATCAGCTAATCTAGCACCGCTATTTTTGTCAGTAACAATATTAGCTAAGACATCAATAAACTCTTCATCTTTCATTAATTCTGCATAAGAAATCACAGTGTCCACTACTACTCGATTAGCCACACGAGGGTTCATTCCTGAGTCAACTAAGTTATCTAAAGTTTGCTGTAGTCCTAGTGCTGCATATAAAGTTCTTTTATCTTGTTCATCTAAATTAGAAGAATTAGGAACGTCTGCTAAGGCTTGGTCTAAAGCATCATTTTCGATACTTAGGGAGTCATCAAGTAAACTAAAGGTTTCTTTAGATAATAAATCTTTTTGTGAATTTTCTATCTCTTCAATTCTTTTTTCACGATTACGTTGTGCTAATTCATTATAAGCAGCATTAGCATCAGGTAAAAATCCTTCAACAACTGTTGCGTCTGCATAACTGCCTAACTTCTTTTCATTATAAAATTCTTCTGAAAATTGTTTGTAAAACTTATCGAACACCAAAGGGTCATCATTTCTCCATACATTTTCTTCATTCCATTTATCAAACAATCTTTCTTTAAATTCACGAGCATCTTGCTTTAATTGATTTTTTGCAAGTTGGTTGATGTAGTAAGGGTTTGCTCCCTCAGGAATAGTTCCTTGTTTGACTAAATCTTTAAATGCATTTTTATTTTGAGCAAAATCAACATCAGCTTGGTCTTGTCCTTCTATCTTTTTTTGTTCTTCTTGTAATAAGTCATATCTTCTAAGTGAAGGAACTAGGTTAGATAAGTTTGTAGCTAAATCTTTTACTGCAGGATTTATAGGTCTTACCTGAGGGCGATAAAAAGTATCTACAACTGTAGAAGTTACATTGGGTAACTCAGGTTGTCTTAATTTTGGAAGATTAATTTTTACCATTAATTAATACCTATATTTTGTTGGGCAGTTTTCATTGCTTGTTCTCTTGCTAATTGGTCACTTCGATAATCTAAATAGTCTTGTCCAAATGCTGTGGCAGCAGAGGCAAATGTAGTGATGTAATCAACTTGAGGTACATAAGTAGATTGTGCCTCCTGTCCAGTTACAAAGCTCTCAAAGTTTTGACGAGATTGTGCTTGTTCTGCTTCAAGATTAGATAAAATAGCACTGTTGTATCTACCTTCTTGTCTAAAGTAATCAGCAACCAATCTATCTAAAACTCCACCACCAAAACCTTCAGCAGCAGTTCGAACCGTGGCTCTTGCTTCTCGACCCTCTAGGCTTGTTTGAAATCTTTTAGCGTTTTCTCTGTCTCTGATTTGACGAATACGCAAACCTTCAGCTCGTTCTTTATTTAGACGATTAGCAAAAGCTATTTTATTTTGTAATTCAGCTTGTTCTTTTGCATTTCGTTGAGCTTGTAAACTACTGAAAGTGTTTACTACTTGCCCACCGATTTGTAAAAGTGTCCTTAAACTAATTGCTGAAGCGGCTGTACTTGCAGCAGTAGATGCAGCTAAGGCACTAGCTCCTGCACCAAAGGCGGCACCTTGGGCAGCGGCTAGTCCTGCAGTTGTGGATGCACCTGCTAAAGCAGGTATTAATGCGGGGAAGCACATGTTCTTACAAATGTATAAAAAGGTTTATTTTCATATCCTATGTTTTGTTTGTTAATAAAAGTAAAACCACACCACTTTAACCATTTAAGGTGGAGGGTATTGCGAACATCTACTACGTTATGTAGTAAAGGGTGTAGTTTGTTTAAATGATTAATGACTTTTCTACTTTGACGAAGAAAAGGTATCGTTATGTTCTCAATTTCATTTGATGCTAACATCCATACTGCAGCATCTTTGTTTAATTCTCCTTGAACACCAAACATTCCACATATCACATCCTCTTTAGTAAAGATGGAATAACAAAGATGAGAATGAAGTAATCCCATAGATAACGCTTGGGTACCATTAAGATTAGCTAAGGCTTTAATCTCAGCTTGGTCTTCTTTTCTTAATTTTTTTCCTAAAGATAAACAGTCCTCTAACGAGGCTTTCGCCATATAAGGCTTAGGTATTACTTTCACTTTGTTGGTTGTAGAAACCTTGCCATTCAGCATTAATAAAATTAGAAGGCAAATATTCAGAATTAGTTAATTTAACCACAAGACCTTCATTACGAGACATAATGGGAAATGTATAATCACCATCTTCTAAGTTAATTCCATTAACTGTACCTGAGCCGACAATAGCTCCTGTAAAGGTTTCTGTAGTGGTATCTCGGTTTTTAGGAGTGACTTGTACTTGGAAATGTCCTGTATTATCATAAGTTACAGTCCATTTTCTAATCTGTAGTCGACCTTCTTTTACCGCTGTTCTACTTTGGGCTTGTCCAAGTTGGATATATTGCTGCGAGAACTGATACTCGAAAGTATATTTCTCACCAACGAAAAATTTCGTTGCAGTTTGGTCACCAGATACAACGATAGTATTAACCCCAGTAGACTCAATAGCAATAATTTGACCTGCAATAGTTGAATTAGCATTTACATTCCTTGTTACTACTTGCATCGTATCGTCAATATCATACGGAAGCGTGATTGTAGTTTTGTTTGTTGATGAATTATAAGAAGTACTTAAACCAGTACTACTCTCATTTAATTTCATATCTAAGTGAGTTAAGTAATTAGAATCCGTATCTATCACTGCAGGTGCAGTTTGAACTTTGACAATATGCGTACCGTCACTTCTCTCAACTAATAAATATAAATCTGTTTCTATAAAGTCGGCATTTAAAACTTTAGTATCTGTTGTATTTCCATAAGTCCACTTATGCCAAGCTGATTGTAATTTTTGATTGTTGGCTATGTACCATTGATACACGTAAACAGCATTTTGTTCTTCATCGCTTAATAAACATAAAATATTTTCATTCGTAGCCACTGCCATTTTAAATACATTCTTTGGAATATATTTAGGAACCGCACCTGTAATATCATCTGCATCATTCTGGTCAGAGTCAGGTCTTATGAAAAATTCACGAACACCTGAGTAATCTCCTTTTTTAAATAGAAAATAAACATTCTTACCTGCGGATACAGGTTTACATAAATCAGAATTTTCAAAGTCAGTAGTTGGTGCTACATCAATGTTAGTAGGAGAAAGTATTGCTGAACCTTGTAATAAAAACTGTGATTGGTCACTAAAGAGTAATAAATCTTCGTTAAAGGGGATAGCGTGTTTCAGAATAGAAACTTTAGTGTGAGAGACAGCAACATCTATTGGGTCACTATCTAAAACTGTGGTGACTGTTTCTGGATAAAACTTAAAAAACTCACCTGCTCTGGACATAATAACATTTTCATCAGCAAGAAAACCTAAGCGGTTACGGTGAAAGAAAACATCAGAGATTGTTTTATCGACAAAGGAAGGATTAGATGCAGATGTTTCATCACCAACTAAACGACTACCCCATTCAGGAACATCATAATCGGTACCAGAAATAGTATAAGTAGAGCCATTACAAGGTGTAAAACGGAAGTTTCCGTCTGCTTGTCTAATTAAAACGTGAGGCATCGTAGAGACATCTAAACTATCTTTTGTTCCTCCCACTACGGTTTCTTGGTAAATACCACCATCAGTAGAACTATCTGCTACATACTTTACATAATAGTTATCAAAAGTATTTGCAGGGTCACCTGAGATTTCTACAGTATAACCATCGACTGCTCTTTTTGGTAAATCAGAAAACTGTGCTGTACTACCTTTAATAACTTGGCTTGCTTGATTACCATAACCGTCTGTTGCAGAAATTGTAAAATCAGATGAATTACTTATATGTAAATCGCTTCCTAAATTAGTAACAGTAAATCCTGATAGACTATTTATTTGATTAAAAATTTGGGTTGCAACATTAGTAGATTGATAATCAGAAGCAGTAGTTGTAGATGTATAGGAATAATCAGTTCCATTAATATTTAAAGTATATTTTGTTTGGTCAACACCTTGAGTAACAGAATAGATTGCCTCAAAAGGTCGAGTTGCACTTAGAGTACTATCCATTGAAACTGTTTGAGAGGTATTGACTAAAAAAGTGTAATCAGCAATTGTTACTGCTCTAAAGTTATCTTTAGGGTTTGCTATATTTAAATAGGAAGTTCCACTAGGAGTGTTAACTGTATAGCTTGTTCCGTCAATGCCATAAACTTCAATGTTATTTTGTGTGATAATAAGTATATATCTTTCGTTAGTGTCACGATTAATTGTATGAATAAAAGGGTTTGTATAAGCGGAGTTAGAAATCTTTTTGATAAATTCAGATGGTGGTCTTTTCTTTAATCCTTCAACAACAGAACTGAATCCATTGATTTGGTCTTCAGCTTGAGAACCTAATCTCAAAGTTTCCGACTGTTGCGATACTCCATTAATTAAATTAGGTATCGCATGATTAAGTAAAGGCATTAATTAACTTTATTTCCTCGACTAATAATATTGAAAGTGTCGTAGGAGTTGAAAATGTTAGTATCACTCGTATCTGTTTCTTCTTGTTTTAATACAGCAAGAGCGTTGGCTTCATCTATTTGACCAAAACGGTGTAAGACGTTGGCACCTAAAGTTCTGTCTTGGAATATTCTAGCACCTCGAATAGTAATATAACGTCTTGCGTTTTCTGGTAGTTCAATAAAGGGTAAAAAGATAATTACTTTGGCTTCTAAAGATTTATCAAAAACAAAAGTATTTCCTTGTTTATTAAATAGAAAACTTCCTCTTTTGATTACATCATAGGTTGATAATGGGTACTGATTTACGTCTAAGTCTACCCTCATAATGTTATCAGCTAATGGAATTTTACTATCTCCATCCCGACTTAATTCATATTTATAAAAAGAATTAAAATGCCAACCTGCCGCTTGAACTTCTCGGCTGATTTCGTTGATTGTATTATTAGCGAGTGTCGCATCTATAGGAAGTGTTCCTGTTAAACTGTTAACGGGTGCTTCACCTATAGTATGTAAAAGTGTGTTGACAGCTTCTAGCTGTGTTGTTCCTGATAGTGCCATGGTTTACACGATATTGAATAATGTTTGATTTCGAGTTCTTTTAAAAATTCTACAGTGTCAATTCCTTTTGCATTACACTGTTTCATAGAATCAAAATGTTCTTGTATGAGTGAACATTGTGGTTGTTGATTTTCATCAGCTACACAAATTAACCCAATAAGAATAAATAATGATTTCATAAACTTACTAGCAGAGGGGAGAATTACTCCCCTCCACTTTTAGTTATTAGGCAGTTTGAATTTCAACTGCTGCTTCAGGTCTTAGGATACCGTGTCCTAAAGCCATTTTAGCAACCATTAATGTACCTTGTCTGCGGATGTCATATTCTGACTCCATAGCTAAGTCCATTAACTTCACTGTACCAATAGCAGACTTGTGGAATACTACAGCTGCAGTGTTGGAGAAATCCCCTGTGTAAGTATTATTAGCACCAGAGATTGCTGTTGAGTTATCAGCAAATGCATCAACTGCTGTATTTGATTTTACAATGTTGATACCTGCTACTTTTAATACTTTACCTTCTGCATAAATACCATTGGAACCACCAAAATCTCTGTTTAAGATTTTATCGTTCTCTACTAAGTTGTAGTAAGTTGCAGGAGGTACAACACAATATCTGTCTTCTTCAGGCACATCTTTCTCATCAAGAGCTTGAGCAGCATCAAAGATAGATGTAATTAAAGAACCACCATTTGTTTTTGCATCTGCATCTGTGATAACAGTACCACCATTTTCACCAGTAACAGTTGTAGAAGCCTGAGCTGCTAAGACAGTTAATTGTAAAAGGTGTTGGTCTACTTCACGTGCAAGTGCGTTACCCATTTCTGTTGAGTAAATACTTCTTACATCATAGTGATTTTTTGCTTCATCAATCTGTGAGATAAATGAGTCTGAGATTAAGAGGTCATCAATTGTGATTACTCTTTCGTTTTTGTTGATGACAGTACCAGTTATTTCGTTCCCCGGTGTGTGATAGCTAGCAGTTGTTTTACCGATAGCAGGAAACTGTGCAGATTTACCTTGGGAGATAGTTCTCACCATAGACATCTCTAACATTTGGTTTCTTCTGGCAAATGCAGCTAACACTTCACCTGAAAACACTTTTAGAAATAACGCATTATCGTCACCAGTGTTGTTAGCTTTACCTAGAAAGCTGACTGTTGCGTTTGACATATTATTTTCCTTTATGTTTTAAGTTGTTGTTGTTGAACTACACCTACTTCAATCACACTGAAGTTGTCTCCCGCAGGAGGCTAAAGTTAATCTTTTGGGTGTACACCTCTCTAATGAGAGACGATGTGTAAAGAAACTTTATAAAAATTTTTTATATATTTTATGTAGGTAATTTCGTTCCCAGTTTCCAAGAACGTAAAGCCCAGTAAACAGGGGATAAATTCTTTTGACCATCAACTTTCTTTAAAGTTGCACCATGTCTTGCCATAAAAGATTTTCTTCTATCAGGGTCATTTCTTTTAATAGACATATTAGGGTCACCGAAAGAAACCTTCTTTATATTATTAGTACTCTTGTCTCTAACATAAACCATAAACTTTTTGTTAGGATTAGGGTTTCTCATAATTTTATTTAAAGGTTTCTCGGTGGACATAATTATTTTTGCTTTTTATCTTTCCAATTATTTTGCATCGCTTTGTATGCATCTTTAGAAATTGTAGAATTTTTCTTACTTCTACTTATACCTAGTTTTTTTCTTCTATTTATATTTTC